GGCTGCAGCGATGGCCATGGAGTCAATCATCTGCTCCCACTTAACTGGCACCTGCAATACGTGCTTGAGGATGTTGTATTCAAACGCAGCGTTCCATGCTTGGAATTTGGTTTCTGGGTTGAATAGAAATTGTGGCAGGGCAAACTGGGGTGTGTACAACTTAACGTCGCCACCATCAATCGAGTATGCCATACAAATGACCTCTGTGGATGGGTCTCTGGCATACGTATCCAAACCCTTGTCCTTCAGGTCCACCTTACTGCGTGTTTCAAAGTCGAGATTTACTAACATGAATGCTCCTATGGCTGATGCGACGTATCGCGTTTTGAATTTGGTGAGACTGTGTGGTACGGCTTGACTCCGAGGCTCAAGCGCGCCATGTATCCGTATTCACACCCCAATGCGTCCATCGAGGGATATTGCATTTCGGCAATGTTCTCGTCTCTTAACTACTAATGCAAAAAAGGCCCTCCGAAGAGGGCCAAAGATTACCACCATGTGAAATAGTTTTTTATATCTCGCAAACTCCGGCCACACAGGCTAGTTGTTGCGCTCCCTCTACGTTGTCTGTGACTTCTTTGAACTCTTCCCAGTTGATGCTTGGGACTTGGGCTTTGAGCTTGTTGTAGTCTTCTTCGGTGCACTCTTCGTACGGCGCTTGGCGGTAGGTTCCTCCGTCGTAGGGGAGGTAGCTGACGCCTGAGATTTCACTGAAGTTTTCCCACGTCCACGCGCCGACGCTTGGCCAGTCTTTTTCTTCGACAGATATTGTAACACTGGGCTTATGTTCGCACCAGTGTCTTTGATATGTGAGCCAAAGTCCGAGGTGACTGATGGGCGTGACGTCATCTCTAACCAATCCGTCTGGGGCTTTCTGCGGAAAACTGAACACAATCGTTTGAGTAGGTTTGTAAACACATGGTTCATTTGGAACTCCTTGACTAATTAAGAACTGCGTGAGAGGGTCTTTTGCATCTCCTCGTACTCTTCTAATATAGAATTTACTATGCCTTGGATGGATTCCGCTTGCCGAATCGACGAGCTGAGATACTGTGCCGGATGGTTTGACGCAAGTGATTGCAGCAGATTCAGGGATTCCAAGCAAAGATGCAAATTCTTTATTAGCGCGTCTTGCCTCTTCTCTAAGTTCTCGTAGTAACTCATTTAATCCTTCTCCTTGGGTGCACATAAACTTGTTGTCGTAAATACCTGTGAGGGATACTCCCAACAGACGTTCTTCTTCAGTGTTACGCTGCCACACTTTTCGCAGGTACGGAAATTTAGTGAATGTGGCTTGAATAGTGCCCAAAATGGAAGCGAGTCGTACTTTACGCAACAAGGTTTCTTTTGTGTCGTCATGTCTTACCACCACTTCTGTGAGGTTGCAGAACTGGTATGGTCGGAGAATAATCTCTGAGCACGGATTTGTCCCAAACTCATGGTCCACTTCGCGATGTCCATATTTAGCGACTGTCTTTTTTGCCGCTTCTCGATTGAAGATGCCACGCTCTCCGGAGTGTGAGTTATAAAGCGAGAGCCATTCTTCCATGAATTTGCCGACCGTAGGGGTCTCATTATACACTGCGCTATTATTCGCGAGCGCACGATGTGGCGCCGTTTCCCACCAAGGGCCTGCTTTTGCATGTCGAATCCTTTCATCATCTAAGTCTGATAGTGAAATCATTGCAGAGCGACGTACACCACCCACAACAACTACTTCACCAATCTTACACATCAAGTCATGACACTCCAATGAGTTCAACTTACGACCATGTGCATTCTTGAACATGGCAACAGTAAACTCAAACAAGTCGACTAATGGTTCTGGCCCGGAAGCTCTTCCACCAAATGTCTTAAGTCTGGCTCCGGCAGGTCTGATTTTTGATACGTCCCACTTTGGGATTTCTCCGGCGTAGAGGTGAGCGATGAGCAAACGTAATGCTTTGGCCCATCCTTCTTTGCTGTCGTGGACGGTAAGAGTGTGCTCGCTATTGAATAGCTTTTCTGGCACGTCGGGCAGTTGATTGATGTACTTGGATTCAACTGAGAAGCCGACACCTGTACCGCATAACAAAATAAACATTGCTTCATCGAATGATTTCTGGTCGTCAATTGGAAGATATGAACAGTTGTACACGCAAGTGTTATCTCTGTCCGCTGATTTGCCTGCTGTCATAACAGCGCGCATGGACGGCATTACTTCTAAGTTTCTAATTGCAGAGAACAACTCATTTTTTAACTGAGCGTTTTCTGTAATCTTTTCCGTGCGAGAAAATACATAGTCAACATAACGCTGTACTGTCTCATCCCAATTTTCACGACGGTTCTTTTCGTCAACGAATCGGGCGTATCTACTTGCTGCAATATATTCTTGATATTGGTCCATGGTCTTCTTTATTATAGTTAGAGGGAACAAAACCCACCGGAGTGGGCTTTGTTGATTTACAAAGGATTTACTACTTTACTTCTTTTTTGGAGTTGCTTTCTTCTTTACTACTGTTTCTGTACTTCTTAAAACACGTTTAGGTGTCTTCACTTTAGTCGGTGTGTCCCAAAGTGGGAAGAGGCTTGGTGCCTCAACCTTTGGTAGGCTCAAGGCTTTTTGATGAAAATCAATCGCCTTTTGAACACCTTCTTGAATGGCCTTTAATGTTGCCAAACCATCGTCTTTATACCAATCAGTTGTGAACACGCTGATTGACTCACTGCCGTCACCAATCTTAACGTTAACACTAAAGTCTTCCGGGCTTGTTGCGTCGCCTGTCACAGAAACGTATGCTGTTGACTGTGGGAAGAACTTACTGAAGTTTAACTTCTCTGTTTTTGCTTTTGCCATTGTTTCTCTCCTATTAAACAGCAAAGTCGTCAGATGCTGATGATGCACCACCTAACTTCTCGCCGTCTTCTAACTTCTGCACGTTGTTCAAACCACAACCAACGCCCTTAGAACCATTAGAGTTATAAGCAAAGAAACTAATTGATGCACGACCAAAACAACCTGAATAGAACTCAGATGCATCTAGGATAGCATTTAAGTCTGCATCCACAACGCCTGGCTTTTGTGAGCTGTTAGCGTTGATGAAATAGCTATTAGCGTATGCAGGGTCGTCTTTCTCTTCGTCGCCATCGCGCAAGCCACCCTTAAGACCTTTAGGTACTGTGCCACCCCAAACTGCCTTGTTCTCTTCTTTAGCTTGTTCAATAGCTTTGTTAATCTTTTCAATGGTCTCTTTATCTGATTTAGGGATAATGATTGACACTGAATACTTTGGTGTACCACCCTCTTGTGACGCCTGTGGTGTGAACACGTGAGCGTATGAGAAACGTACTTTACCTGTTACAACTTTAATAGCTTTAGCCATTTTGTATTTCCTTTATTAACGTAAGAACCAAACTTGAGTCGGGGTTGGTTCGTCTTCCCGTATTACTACTAATGCACAATTCACTGGTTATCATTTACCGCATTATGAAATATACTAGCTTTCTTCCGGTAATAGTCTTGCAGTGTCTTTTCAATCGCATCTCTCACTGTCGCAAGCTCCTGCTGAGTCAGCTCGAATTTGCCCTTTGTAGAGGTCGCATTGGTTTTTGAGGACATCGTATTTTCTTTCAAGGTCTTTGTATTCATTTTCCAAACGCTCGTTGCGAGCTCTTACTTGTTTTATTTCTTGTTCCAGTGTGGCAATTACGTCCATCACCTCTTGTGTAAACATATCACTCATTTTGTAGCAATCAAATAGGCGCCATAATTGGCAAAACAATATCCAGAGTACATACACATCAACCCGTAGTTACCATGGAACCCCTGTTCAATGGCGATGTACGCATATATGAGGCCAGTCACAATAATCAACCATGCACTCATAATGACTTCTCCAAGTATACAGGAGTGTACTCACCAACCCAAGCTCCCAAGATGTTGAAGTCAAAGTACTCACGCGCTTCTTCTTCGGTCATCTTGTCTTCTTTCATCAAGATTTTAATTATCTTGTTGACATCATAACACACTGCCTGAGTCTTAATGTTGGACACCACACCAACGATAGCCTTATCAAAGTACGCCGGTTCTAACATCAAGAGTTCTTCGTTAAACTCTGCAATCTCGTCGCGTGTCATTTGAAGTCCTCCTCAGCTTGGTTTGTATCTTTCACGAGCTTTGGCTCGCCTTCTGGTCTCACAATCAAGTCGCCAAGTAATCCGGCCACTTCACCCTTCTGACCCAACTTTTCCAACTGAGCAATTGACTTCAAGCCGGCAGGCTTGTAAATATCTTCTTGCTTGAATCCACGCTTCATCAACGCATCTGCAGCCAGAGCCTCGTCACCAATCTTACGATGTGTCTTGGTTGTTGTCAGCTTGTAACCTTTTGGTATTACGTTTTCTTTTACTGCCCGCTCGGTAATATAAGCCTCAACATCGCTTGCCCAAGTCTTTAAACTTCCCGCTCGAGAATAAACCAAGTCAATCTCATCGTCTGTTAACAGTGCCGGAGCTCTGAACTCTAACTTGGCTATTTCGTTGTTGAAGTCACTGCGCGCCCTACACTGCGCTTTTGCCCTACAGAATTGGCAATGCTCGCCCGGAAGGAAGTCACCAGAGCCTGCCCACGCTTTCTTAGCCTTTGGCTTAACGAAGTAGTTGGCCCACTCGAGAAGTCTTGCGATGGTTGTTCCATCAGATGATATGTTGTCCAAGCGAGGCTGATGGATGACATACTCGACTTCCTTAATTTCCGGATACTCTTCCTTAAATTTGCTGTACGCTCCGAGAGCATAGAGTCTAAGTTGTGTGTTATGGAGCGCTGATACAGGTATTCCACGTCCAAACTTGAGGTCGATGACGCGAATGGAATGCTTAGAAAGTATGACCACATCCGCTGTACCAAAACCGTCGGGAACGAAATCACTGAAATCCACACGCTGCTCAAAGAGCGGGGTGTCACCTTCACCGATTTGGGAACGGACGTACAGTACGTAGTTGTCAACATACGCTTCGAATTCTTCGTTGTAATACGGGGTGTTTTTAATAATTTCATATTCACGTTGAAACTCCTCATTGTCAATTTGACCATAATGGTGTCTTAATTTAATTTCTGCCAAAGTATGGGCCGTTGTGCCCTCTTGACTATGGTCAAAAGCACCTTTAGGTTTCTTTTGTTCTGGGAGAGTGGCTTCAAGTCGGGCGCTAGGCGTACACGTCAACCACCTTTTAGATGATGATGCCGATAATATGGCGTGGGCTGTCATGGTCTGTTTTCCTGTTTTACGTTATTCGTATAACTACTAATGCAAAAAGGGCAGATTTTTAGTCTGCCCTTCTTTTCACCATGTGAGATAAACTTATTCTTGGTTTGCTTTGAGCTGTTTGATTAGGTCGTTTACTGCGCCAGTGAAGTCAATAACAACGTCCACCTTACCTTCAACCTTATGCTCTCGTGTTTCTTTGTAGTCTTCTTGGAACTGGCCACGTAAGGCAATCTCTGCCAAACGGCTGTTAAA